AGAAAGGTCGATGATTTTGTCCTCCTTGTTCCGCGTGGTCTGTATCGGAACCGCTTGCAGACCTCGGTCCTGTAGCTCCTGCTGTAGCCAACGCTGACTCTGGTTTGCCTCTATGACCAGGCGGGGTGACTCACACTGTGCGGCAATCTGCTCGACAAACGTCACGCCCTCCTGTAATGTCATGCCCCGTCTCTGCACGGTGTCTGCTACGTAGAGGCGTCCCTGGCTCGGGTGGGGGTATCCTACGGTCACGCCCCAAAAGTCGCTGTCGCGCCGCTCTGCTGCCTGTGCGTCAGCCGTGGCAGCAGGGTCAACCCCGATAACTGGCGTGAGGTGGTCTGGTACTGTGTCGGGGTCAACCCAGTGTAGCATATCGCGCTTGAACACACCGCCACCTATCTCGACAAACAGGCCCTCAACCTCTTGCTGCCGTATGGCTTCGGGAAGGTCAGCCATGTCCTCGTGATAGTCGTCTGGCGTGTGTGGGTTTGCCCAGGTCGGCACACCTGTGATTGCAAGTGTGTCCTCTGACTCGTACACCGTCCCTTCGCCATGCTCGTAAGTCGTGGAGTCAACGCTGTCAACGAAGAACTCCCACGTGTGGTTGCGCCCCTTCGGTGTCGTGGTGATTGTTCCGTTCCGATAGTTTCCGGTTCTTAGCCGTTGCATCAGTATCTCGCGTGCCCGCGGCGGCACCTCGGCCTCCTCGTCAATCCACCACCACGCCAGATTAAGACCTTTGAGTCGTTCCACCGTGCGCTGGTTGTCTGCCGCCAGGACCAGTGCGCGGCTGCCATTAGGAGCCAGTATACCCGGCTCGGATGCTTGTGACGATGCGTAGTCCCAACCCCACTCAAATATGCCGAGGTCGCGTAGCTCGTTGATTATCACATCCTGCACCATTGTGCGCGTTGGTGCGACAACGGCGCCAAGCTCGCCAACGTTCCACTCAAGCATATTGCGCAAGGAGCGGCTGATGCCGGCAAACGTCTTACCTGCGCCAACGCCAGACACATAACCTACATATCGCTTCTTACTTTGCGCAACCTTGCTCTGCTCCCGTGTCAGGTCGAACGCTGTCTTGTTACTCTTTGACATTGAAGACGATTGCATTATCCTCGTCGCCAGTATGTTTGCGCTCCTCTGTCGCTGTGTACCCATAAGCGGCAGAGGCGATGAACTCCGGCCTGCAATCGTCCAGCACTTCTCGCGCGCCGTTCGCGTGCGCCTGCGCGTAGCTCACGCAAAAATCACATGGCTCGCTTTCAAGCGTGGGGGCACGTGGTGACTTGACGCAGCAGAGAGCGCGGCGCAATGTGTCTGTTGATACGCCCGCCAACGACGCTTGATGTGACACCTTGAGACCACTCGACACCGCAACCAAGACACGCTGTCGTGTTTGCTCGTCGTCAAACGCTGCGGGGCGTCCATGTTCGCCAGTACCACCACCGTGTGCCGGTATCCAACAACGTTCGCTGTCACCGTCCTCAGTCGTGGGATGTTGACATGGCGAACCCGTGGCCGTCTCGTAGCCGCAAATGTCATCTGCCATGTTGCCTGTGTGGCAACATCGTCATGGCCCCTAATCTACCTATCGCACTCGAACCTCATGTGCAAGTCACACACCTCTGCCCTCACGACTTCATCGCAGTGCGTGCAAAGTAGTTCGCCCGCGTCTGGCATATGCCACATGAAGCCCTCTGGTGGAAGCCGCATCGTCAGTTACCCCCGTATTGTTGCTCGTGCATATCTGCCAGGTGTCGTGCGTAGTCTCTGACGACATCACCCACGAAGTGCGTCGTGTGAGTGTTGCCACCCCACGAGCCAACCACAGTGCCCTGCAGTGCGTTGACAGTGATGTTGGGACCGCCCATCGTCATGAGGAACTGCACACCTGTGACCTTGCCGTCGCCTGTGACCGTGTACGTCACGTCGAGAATGTGCATCTCGTCTGGGTCGTCAATCTTTTCGAGGCGCTCGGCCTGTCGCACCGTGTGGCCAACTATGTCAGCTTCGCTTTTGTGCTTCATTTCTCCACTTAGTTAGTAAGTAGCCAACCACTTAATACTTACTAAGAAGATGCGGGCCATGCGTCGGGGTGGGACTTGAACCCCCTGTTCGACCGTGGTGTGGTCGTGTGTTAAGCGAGGTACACTACCGACGCGCAATTACGGCTTTCGCTGCTCGACACTTATTTTTTCCCCTCTATACATCCCAGCCCCCAGTTCGTCAATACGGTCAAATGGGATTTCTGGTACGGTGAGCCGTTGGCGATAGTCTGCGTCCAAGAAATACATATATCGCAGTTGATAGCCAGGTAAAGTTTTAGCCCCGGTCACCTCTAAAAATTCTCCCACTGTGGGGTTTTTGCCGACTATCTCACTGGGCGACTTGCCGCCAAATTCAGGGCGCTTATCCTCTGCGTGCGCACCGATAACAAACTCGTTGATGGTGTCGCCGTTTGGCATCTGTATAATCGACTCGTTCTCCTTGATACCAGTAAGTATGAAGTTCGCAGCGCGATAGACTGCACCATCACCACATTGCGTGGCATCGGCAAATGATACAACCCACTTGACGTGCGGCGCGTGTTTCTTGAACAGTTTGAAAGCGATGGATAGGCACCGCGAGCCGCTATTTTCTGGTAGTTCCTCGGTAAAGGCCATACGGTTCAGTTCCATCATCTCGTTCCAGCCGGTGCCCTCAACCAACCCTAACATTTGCTCGCGGACCATCGGCGGGCCAAACTGTAACACGCCCTCCAAGCCGCCGTGGTAGAACGCGCCGAGGTGAAGTTGACTGTTGGTTACCACTTTACCGCTGTAGTGATGTTGCTTAATGAACTCATTACCCCGTGACGCATCCACGGGTTTGATGAGAATATCTTTGACTGACATGGCTACTGCCCCTGAATATACTTGTCTGCTATACGTGCAATTGCATTACCATTCACGTTATCGTTTGGCCCCGGCGGAAAGTCGCCCTTACCTTTCGCAATGTCAAGCGCACGCTCAACCGTATCGAGTTGTTCCTCAGATAAAATAAATGTGCGCTGTCGAATTTCGGAACGTTCCCCGGTCGGCAGGTCGTTAAACGCCTGCTTGATGTCTGCGTCTTCCATTGACATCTCGCCAAGCAGTGAGTCAAGTTCCTTGTCGCCAAAGCCGAGTGACTCTATGTCAATTGCTTCGTCTGTAAGTTGCTCAACCTCTAACGCCAGCAGCTCGTCGTCATACGAAGAATCTGATGTCTTATTGTCTGCTATGCGTGCTGCTTTTACTTCTGCATCGTTAAGGTCCGTGCGTCTGATAACAGGCACCGAAGCAAGCCCTAACAGCTCTGCAGCTTTGAGCCTGCCATGACCTTTGATTATTTCATTGTCGGCATCAACGACTATCGGCTGGTCCCACCCGTAGTTCTTGATTGAGCTTGCTATTTTTCTGACTTGGTCGTCAGGGTGACTTTTCGCGTTGTTTGCATAAGGTATCAAAGAGTCAGGATTGAGCAACTCGACCTCCGGTGTCGCAGAGTCATTTACCATTAGATTAGTTTGTTACTCTGTAGGCGGTTGGAAATTGTCTTGAGAAGCACTGGCGGGAGACAGCGTATGATTGTTTCCCAGTTTGGGCACTCGTAACTGTCGGGGAGACCCATCAATCGCTGGACTTCACCCAATGTTAAAAATCTGTCCTCCGCGGGGTGTACATATGAGTTATAACTATGTGTCAGCGTCACACTGGGCTTACGATAGGAAAGCCTGTAATATTGAAACCCACTGACACTGCCGTCCTGTCGTACATCTTCGATTGACGTTCTTGCATCGGGTGGAAGCTTTTGATAGAACGGATACAGCTCACTACGCTCACACGCTTTTTTCTGCTTTCGAACATCGTCCTCATCACGCTCCAACCCTTGCCAAGCCTCTCGGACTGTTGTTGGTCTTTGTGTAGGCAGTATCTTAGGAGGATGGCCCACGTCCTTCCGTACACCCATAAACATCAGTCTGCGTCTATGATGTGGTGCCCCCAGGTATGCTGCGTCGATATTCTGAATACGCAGATTGTACCCAGCACCTCTTAGATTCTCACACAGTTGCTTGTAATATCCTTTAGTTTTGCCTTGAGAAAGTTCCACCACATTTTCAGCGATGAATACGCGTGGCTGTATCTCCTTTACAAAATATGCATAGCGGTCAAATAATGTACCACTCTCATGATTGCCCCAGGACACCGTTGAGTTGGACTTTGAGAATGGGGAACAAGGCGGCGAGCCGTCTAAAATGTCTACCTGCCCCTGCTCCAAATCAGCAGCACCCAATAGTTCGCCTGGTGTTGTCTCCCGTGCATCCTTCTCAATGAACGCCGTGTCTGGGTGATTGCGACGATATGTGTCAGGGATTGCGTTAGAAAAGTCGCCCGGTGCGCAGTCTAATGCTACCCTCACATCGCAGCCAGCTTGCTCGTATCCTAATGATGAGCCGCCGGGGCCAGAGAATGTGCTGATAACAGTGTTGCTCATGCTTTCCTCACAATCACGCCCCACCACATATATTTCTGATAAAACGGCTCTATTTGGTCAAAGCCTGCGGAGCGCAGCATATCACGATACTCTGCCCTTGTAAGTGGGCGAAGCTGTCCGCGCAGACTTTTTGCTTTATCAATCACCTCTGCAGCTTCAAAGTGCTGCTGCTTGTAGTCAAAATAATGCTCCCTATACATGGCCTGGAAGCGAGCGTGATTAGGGTAGGTCTTCTCGACAAATATCATGGCACCACCCTTTTTCAAGTCCTGGTATGCCGCATCTAATACTGTCTGTCGGTCAGCCTCAGGTAGAAAGGATAATGTAAACAATGACACAATGAGTGATGCGTTCGGAAAATTAGGATTGACAGCAAGGTCCTCCTCAACTAACCGCACGTTATCATAGATGCCGACCTTCTCCTCTGCCTGCTTTAGCATCGGTCGGGCTTCGTCTATGCCGACATACTCTGTG